AATACCAATGACTTGGATTCATTAGTGAACAAGTAGTTGTCACCAAATTTTTGTATATTGTAATTACCCATTACTTTAGTTAACCAGAAAATTTCTGCTGTTGCATCAGCATCTACTTGAATATCTTCTAGTCCCTCGATAAGTTTATCGTCGCCTTCTTTAACAAGTTCAAACTCAACTTTAACATCGAAAGGTTTCACAATGGTAATTTTATTATTTTCTAGTACAAGATCATTCATTGCAGTTTTATTAAAGAACATTTTCATTTCATCTGTTCTAAAACGTTGCATTGTTTGTTCGTAAATTTTACTAGATCCAGGTACTTTCTTTTTAAGGTTTTCTGTTGTTGCATTATACTTTTTAAAATCTTTATAATACTTAAAGTCCCACTCAAATATACCTGTTAGTTTTTCAAGACCGTATAACATTTCCATAATATTTTCTGCAATGTTATTAGTTCTTTCCATTTCAACAAAGATGCTGTACTCGCCTTCTTCGTTTTCGCCTGCACTTACATCTGCATCTAATACAAAGTTGTAACCCTTTTCAATAAACTCCATCATATCTTTTGCTGGGTATCTATCTTTAGATTGAAATGTTACTACACAAATGTCTTCATCCTCTCCCATTTTAGATCTAAAACTATCTATTTCGAAATGAGGATAAATTGTTTCGGCTAAATCGCCTGCACGTAAACCTTCTGATATTACTTTATTCTGGTTGCTCATTGGCCACTTCCGCTGCTGGTTTTTCTACTGGTTCTGTTGTAGTAGGCAATCCTTGTGTAATAAAGTCTTGTACTTTATTTTTGTCTAAGTTGCTATAACCTCTATCAACATTTTTCATTAGACGCTTTGGCATCTTAACATTGACTAACCATACTTCTTCAATATCAATTTTACCTTTTCTTGTACCCGGTCTAATATCGTCTGGTGTTTTAATTTTTCTAACTTGTCTTAACGCAGATTCTGCATATCCTACTTTACATCCATATTCAAGTAATCGTTTGCCGCCTGCTGGTTCAGGCATTCTATCTTTAGGCCACATAAATGTACATTCAACAAAGTACCTGTTTTCAACAGGTCCTTTCATAAGTTCTCCGTCCATCCAGTTTTCGTAAACATAGATGTCTAATTCATCAATAACACGCTCAAAGTCTTTAAGTAGGTTAAGACTACTGTTTGAGTGGTATATTTGGTCTATATTATTAATTACGTCTTTTAAATCGGCCATATTTGCTCTCTACTGTATTAGTAAGTATTTATCGTTTAGATAAGTTATCATATAATTTTGATTTCATCTAGTTAAATAATAGTATGTTCATTGACGAGAGTTTCTTAACATATTACATATTATCGAACTCCGTTATTGAACACATTTCACAAACGGAGGACATTCCTTAATATGAAAAGAAAACACAAAGCTCACGCAGAGTACAACAACATAGTGGATATTAATTCACGCAAACCTTCTAAAGTCAAAGTAGTTCCTAAAAACGAAGCACAAGAACTGTATATGCAAGTTCTCAATAACGAAGCAAAACACATTGTTTTCGCTATTGGCCCTGCAGGTACGGGTAAAACAATGCTTGGTGTACAATGGGCTATTGACGAGTTTAAAGACGGCAGAGCTGAAAAGATAGTGATCACTAGACCTGCGGTATCGGTTGACGAACAACACGGCTTTTTGCCAGGTGATCTAAATGAAAAAATGGCACCTTGGACTAGACCGATCTTAGACGTATTTGCTGACAATTTCTGTCAGAGAGAAGTTGATAGGCAAATAAGAGAAGGCATCCTTGAAGTTGCACCACTTGCTTATATGAGAGGGAGAACTTTTAAACGTTCCGTAATTATTGCGGATGAAATGCAAAATGCCACACCTAGTCAAATGAAAATGCTATTGACAAGGTTAGGAGAAGGATCGAAGATGGTGGTAACTGGAGACTTGCAACAGGCTGATCGCCCTAGCACTAACGGGTTACTTGAGTTCCTTAAACTGTATAACGGTTTTGATAACCATCAATATGTTGATATTTGTAGATTTGCCAAAGCAGATATTGAAAGGCATATAGCAGTACAGGAGATTTTAGATATTTATGGAGACGAATAATTAAATTTGTTCAACTGTAACGCCACTGGCTTTTAGAAAATCTATGCCATCTGTACTACGGTAATCTATTCTGTAGTACAGAGTGGTGATGCCAGTCTGAAAAATTAGTTTTGCACAGTCAATACAAGGTGAGTGTGTACAAAACATTGTGCTTCGATCTCCGCTTTCGGTAGACTTAGCAAGTTTAGTAATAGCATTGCTTTCAGCGTGTAGTACCTGAGGCTTTGTCTTATATGTAGGTTCTAGTTCATCCACTCGTACTAGGTCTTCACAGTCGTTGTCCCAACCGCTGGGCATACCATTATACCCAATACTAATAATACGATCATCTTTAACAACGATAGCACCAACCTGTAATCTTCGTGCGTGTGACAGTTTTGCAAATCGTTCGGCCACATCCATAAATGCAAATAAAAATTTATTTTTCATCTTCTACTTTCGCCTTAAACAAATGTGTTTTATCTTCTGCGCTCTGTGTATACTTTTCATACTCGTCCATTGGCTCTTGTAGTTCTGTAATATTTGGCCATTTCTCTGAAAAGAAAGCGTTATGTTTAAACCATTTGTTGTCTCGATCGTCTGTTGCAAATATTGCATCCTCTGGACACTCTGGTTCACACACTCCGCAGTCGATACATTCGTCCGGATTAATAACAAGCATATTAGGTCCTTCATAGAAACAGTCTACAGGACATACTTCAACACACGTTGTATGCTTACACATAATACATTTATCGTCTACTAAGTAACTCATATTATACTACCCAGTTATATATTGCTCGTAACCCTAATAACAAGTACATTCCTTCCATTAATGCTCTAGGAATATCTTTATCTTTGATACCAAAGTAAATCCACATAGTACAACTTACACAGGCAACTGCCCATCCTATCCATTGTGTTTGTGTATTAGCGTCTGAAAGAATAAAAGCAGCAATAATTGCTAGTAAGAATCCAACCCATCTAGGCCCATTGATGTCGTGATAGTATCTAATTTTCATAGTCTTCCCAACTTAATTAGTACTGCTGCCAGATTAATTTCTGGATCAGCAACTAGTGTATGATCTACTAGTCCTTGCTTAATAATTAGCACACCTTTATCTTGTGCTTCTTCATTTCCGAAAATAGAAATATTATCATACAACCAACGATATACTTCTTCCATTTCCTCTGCACGAAGTTTGCCACATAACAATTTACGTGCATCTGCAATCTTACCAGCCTTGAATAACTCGACCATTTCAAACTTCCAGTCTTGTGTTCCTTCATCGCCTTGGTTGGGTGCGTGTAGTTTACCATCTGTTACGTTTTGTTGTACCATATTAATACATTTACGTAAGTCAGGATATGTTGCTTTAACAAACAAATCAAGTGTGTCTAAGTCAATGTCAATGTTTTCTTCAACAAGGATAGTTGCAACTCTTGCAGTAAATTCTGTTTGGTCAATACGTTCAATATGATAACCTTGACAACGACTGTGGATAGCAGGAATAATTCTGTTAGGATAGTTACAAGTAAGAATAAAGCGTGATGTACTATGATACTCTTCCATAACACCACGTAGTGCCGCTTGTGCGTTAGGTGACAAATAATCAGCCTCATCAAGTAGCACAACTTTAAATGGACCAAATGGAATCATTTGTACAAAGTTTGTAATCTTATTTCGAACTTCATCTACTGAGTTTGTTCTACTAGCATTAATCTCTAGTACATCAAATTCTTCAATACCAAGTTCATTAATAAGAATCTTAGCCATAGTAGTTTTACCAATACCGGCTGCACCACTAAACAACAAATGCGGAATACTCTTTTCCTTAATCCAATTCTGTGCCTGTTTACGTTGATTCTCATCTCTAAAAACATATCCATCTAAGTTTTTAGGACGATACTTTTCTACCCATAAGTCTTTCATTTTGCCTCTCCTATCCGTTTTCTTAATCCACTTGTACTAAATGAATGTTGTCTACTATTATAATGTATTTTTATACCTTTGTCAACACATATTTGTTTGCCTGTGAACTCTTTGGTTTTATATTCTTCACCAATAAAACGCACGTCGATATTGTATGTTAACAATATATCAACTAAGTCCTGTTCAGTAGCATAGGGAATAATCTCATCTATGTACTTACAGCCTTCTAGTTGTACGTATCTTTCAAACACACTTTGTATTGGTTGATTTTTTTCTGGTCTATCTATTGTCGGATCAGTTTGTAGTCCAACTATCATAAAGTCGCAATTGGCTCGTGCTTCTTTTAACATAGCAACGTGGCCGCTGTGGAATAAGTCAAACGATGATGCTGTAAATCCTATCACGCTTCTGTTCCTCCTGGGGGTATTAGGTCAGGAGTAATACAGTGTAGTGCTACGTATCCTGGATATAAATTGTTTGCTGTAGCAATGCCTTGCTCACAGTTTGCGAACTCGCCTACCTTAACAATGTCCCACGGCTGATATGCCATAGTCATCCAAATATAAACTACAAATATCTTCATACTGTCCTACCTCCATCAAAAATGCAAACAAAATAAAGTTCAACTGTATCTGAATGTACACGATGGAATACTCCATCTTTTATTAATACAGTATCGCCAGCAGTTACAGGAAAGGTTTCATCATCAAGATCCATTGTACCGTGGCCTTCTAAGAACATATAAACTTCTTCTTGTCCTTCGTGTTTATGGCCGCTTGTACTTTTACTTGGAAATAGTCTTGTTGAACTAACAACTAAATTATTGAGTACAGTATTGTCCTTTACGATATAACGATCATCGTGTTTAACAACTGTACCTTCTATATTGTCAATATGTTTAAACTTCATATTCTTTCCTATGCATTGTCTGCTATTGCAAAATTAATTAAAGATCTCCGTCCTTTCGGTTTTCACTGTAATGAACATCGAACTCACCACCTGGATAACGTGCTTTAAGTTTATTCACGTTCTCTTCGATTACTTCGTTAGGGTCCAAACTAAGAGCCCTGCAAGCAGTAATCCAATACCACATAATATCGCCAAGTTCTCGTTTACAATGAAATATAGTTTCATCGTCCATAGGTTTACCTTGGAAGATACATTTTTTAACAATCTCTGCAAATTCGCCTCCTTCACTAGATAAGCCAATTGCACCTGTCATAAGTGATGCAGTATTGACTTGCATTTTACTTTCTGTTGTTTCGATATCAACCATACGATTATACATCTGCATACTTGATAATGATTCGTTACTTGTTACTTCTTTTACAAATTCTTTGTATTTGTTTAAATCTACTTGTTTCAAGATTCTCTCCTCTATTCTAAGTTATATTATATACTATCTGTTTACTCTTGTCAAGACTTATACTAAATATTTTTACAACATTCGTTGTTTATGGAGGACATACCCTATGATTAAAAACATTTCACTTAACTTAGAACTAGGCCAAGAAATACTGGTTGGCAAGAATAATGAACGTGCGAAAATAACAAAAATCGAATTTCATCCGAAATCAGGGGAAGTATCAATTAATACTACAAAAGGACCTAGGAAGGCCCTAACGTTTAGATTATGTCCGGAATTTAGTACTGCTTACTAACTTGCACCAAACATACTTGGATCAAAAGTAGCCTGGCTGCCATCTGAGTATTCTTGACCATAGTACGCAAGGTCTTTATCGGCTGGCTTTTCTTTTTGGTAAGCCAGCACGGACTCATTTTCGACCATTTGGATTTCTAGTTCTTCGCCGTTCTCGTTTTCCACTTTAATCTTACGTGTCCAACGTCCGTGTTCAACTAGGATCCAATCGCCTTTTTCGTACTCGTCTTTGTTCTCGTGACCCTTTGCATAAACTTGACACCAACGTGGTTTAACACCGTGTGCCTTACCATCGTCTGAACCAATAATAATTCCACCTGCTGTTTTAGTTTCACCGAAGTGCATTCCAACAACTAACACCCTGTCACGGATAGGGCGTAACTTACCTTTAATCATAGTTTATACCTTTCAAGTTTATTTTTTACGATTTACAATTTCTTCTTTAACTGCTCTTGGATTTTTATTGTAGTAATCTTGTAAAACTTCTTCTCTAGTTCTTACAATCTCACCTGCTTTGCCAATTTCATCGCCACGAGCGTTAACTTTTGCGTTTCCAACTGCTGGAAGTAACTCATTCTTAAGATTAAGTTTTTCCATATCAATTTCTTTTCCACGCATACTTTTTACTGTTCTAGCCATCTTTATACTCCTTTAAAGAATTCATTTAATGGTATATTGTATTTAATCGAGTCAATGCGGTGTACACCCATCAAAAAGAGTGTATAACTTGCTACACTCGAACCACGTCCAACACCCCATACAATATTATTCTCTCTCAATGTATCAATGATATATTTCATTTGTTTCAACAGCATAAGCAGTCCACGCTTTTCGTATTCTGCTAGTTCAATGTTTACACGCTGAACTTGTTCTTCTGTTCTACACATTGTAAGTATATATTGTTTTATGTCCATATCTTTATATGGTTGTGGCATAAACCAATTGTCTTTATTAAATTCTGTTTTTGGAATTGGATAACGTAAGTGTTCTTTTTCTACGATATCTACATAGTTTTCAATGTTATCAACCACAAGACAGTGTTCAAGGATATCTGTACCGTGTTTGAGTACTCCTTTAACTAGTTGTTCTTGTGTAAATTTAGTCGACATTTATTAGTTGATCCAAGTCCTTATCTTCATCATTTGTTTTTACAGGTTGCATTGCTCTTCTACGCAATTCATCTCTATATATTGTAACAAATGTTTGGAGTTGTGTCAACAGTTCATTGTTGCCAGATCTGGCACATTGGGTATATTTTCTGCCCAAATCAGATATTTTCTGAGTAAGTTCTGTCTCAGTTAGTTCTTTCGGATCCTCTGAAAAAGGATGAAACATTATGAATACTGACCTAAGTATTTCAAAAAGATCTTATCTACACTGTGTCTCCATACTTCAATAATGTGTGGATCAGTAGTAGAGTCTAATGTTAAAACAGCAGGGAAAGTTGCATCTTTCTTAAACACTGTACCGCCTGAAGTAATAAGCGTAATAGTATGATTCTCACTTCCGCTGTTGTAAAGTTCCAGTGTTGTTTTACCCATACCAATTGGAGTTGTTTCTGAAGTAAAAATAGGATCACCTGGAAAGTTTAAGAAGTCCATTGTAATGTTAGCACTGACTCTAAAGATTTGATAGTCACCGTTTTCATAGTCAATAGTAGTAGGACTAGCAGAAATTGTTCCGCCATCGAACTTTTGTGTTCTATTGTTTTGTAATAACGCTCTTTGTATTTTGTTTAATTCAAAGTCGTTGTCTAAATTTAATTTTGCAGTATCTGCCTGCAGATCGGTAACTTCGGTTTTCGCACTTGCTAGACTCTGTTTAATGGTGTCAAAGTTATCTCTGAACACTTGAGTGTCATTATCCTGGCCAGCAACTGGAAAGTTTTCGTTGATACCTAAGTAATTAATTGTACTCGCCACTGTTATATCTCCAATTGTTTTGTGTTAGTATTTATCATATGCTAAACACCCCGGGCTACAACCCTGAATGGTCCTGGTGGAAGACTGCCGTCATCACTTAGATCTTGTTTAGCACCAGTACTATTAGTATGATTTGTAATGGTTTTTTGCGGAAACTTAAGGTACTGATCTTGAATTTCTCCATTTACAATATCAATTACAAAGCGATCAGCAACAAAATCAAGCAGTTTAAAGTCAAAGTTTTGGGCTCTAATACGTGCTAAAATAGCGTTAGAACGCCCAGGTTTAGCATAACACAATATAAGTGCTTTTGTATAACCTAATTCTGCCTGTGCATCATCTTGAATACTACGCATCCATAATGGTAAAAATTCTCTATCACGTTCACCAACAGCACCAATTCTTTCACGCATATTCCTTATGCTATTAGGAAACACACGTTGTACATCGCTATCACTTACTAATGGTATATTGCTATCAATACGTATTCCTTGATAACTTACAAGTACTTTACTTTTAATATTATTGTTAAGTTCAACAGTTTGACTAATACTCTTCTTTCCTTTTTCTAAAGGATCTAGCAAATCAACATATATTACTTCGTACAATGTTTCTTGAGTTGTAGTATCTTTACCTTTGGCTACTTTAATATTACCAAAATTAAACCGTTTATCATAATGATTACGACTTAGTGCTTGTACATATGAAACTGCTTCTTTGCTTTCTATGCCTGCAAACAGTAGGCATTGTAAGTCAGTTTGAATTCCAAAGTTAGCATCGCCGTATCTGTAAATGTCTGAAGAACTGAATATAGAAGAATTTGTAATAAAGTTGAACCAATTCAATCGTTTTTCTTTAGAAGGAAATGCTCTTGCATAAATGTTTGCAAATGTTTTTTCTTCGTCGGCTACAACGGTAAGCGTAAATGTTTTTTCAAGTTCTGAAAAAGTTGCTCCGTCTTGTGCTTTAACTGTAAACTTATAAACTTTATCGTAACTAGTTGTTGCACCATCAAAGATACTACTGAAGTCTCTACTAAGTGTAGATTGATCTTCACCTGCACTATCCTGTTCATAAAATCTAGTTAACCCATCATCTGAACTATCTGCAAACTGTCTTACTTTACCTTGAATAATTCCTGTTTGTAAAAACTCTAAGCCTGGAGGTAATGAACCTGATGTAATACTGTATGCTACTCTACCACCGTAAAGCAAACTTGTTGCACTAACACTTTTTGTACTAGGCTGATTTGGTTTAATTGTTCCTAGATCGTTATCAGTATTCCATTCTATAGCACTTTCAATTTCACCTATCAAATCAACTGTAAATGTTCTTTCACTAGTTGAAACACTAGTATTCCAACTTACACCAGTACCTGGTATTTCACCTTTGTTTGCAATCTTAGCAATCCATATTGCTCCTAAGAATCTAACTGCCTCTGTTGGGTAATATACTGTTCTACTGTTCCAATCACCAACAAGTGTATACTCAGTATCAGCAAGAACCAGTGGATAGTTAATTGCTTGCATTGTAAACTGATATTGTTTAGTTACAGCAGCCTGATATGGAGTAACACCTGCAATTTCTCCTGTAGTATTATCTAAAACAAGTCCTGGAGGAATAACACTTGGTGTACCATCTGGATTATTATTAAGTATAAAATAGATTATTGTTCCTGATAAACTTGGTGGATCATATACATCTAATTGTATTGTTAGATAGTTATTTGCTCTATAACGTCCTAAGTAACTATCTGTGATCCATAAAGGAGTTCTATCTCTACTACTGTCTGCTTGGAATAAATTTGTATCTACTTGTACAAGTGTGTTATCTGCTTGTAAAAATTCTTCAGTAACAACATAAATTTTAAACACTCTTGAAATGTTATTAACACCGTCTGTAACAGCAACACTAAATGTATAAATTCTGCTAAGTTTTTTAGGTGTTACACCTCTTTCACTATAGTCATAATTTAATGTATCGTAAATGTATGTGTCAAAACCTGTGCTATTATTTTTACCAATGTCTAATCCTGTTACATCAAAAGCCTGTGTATCATAAGCACCAATTGGTTCAGTACTATATGCAACAGCATTAACTGGTTTTGTAAATCCTTTGATACGTCCAGTTTTGCTCATTGATAATCCTGGAGGTAGTTGTCCACTATTAGGAACAATATAAAATTCTAATACGTCTCCTGCAATAACATCATTGTCTCTTGCCTCTAATTGAAAATCAACTTCTGCATCGTCGAGTACAAAATATGCATCGCCAGGACCAACATTAATAAATCCTTCATTAGTTACCCATTCTGGTATGTCAGCACCGTCTACTGAAAGTTTAAATGTTCTATCTTTTTCATCTACACTATCTGAAGCACGTATTACAAATCTAGATTCTGTAAATTTTATTACTTCACCTGGTGTGCCTTTAATTCTATTACCTAGCAGTTGTAAACCTTTAGGGAGTCTACCAGAAATAACTTTGTAAGTTACATCTTCATTTAATGTAGTTGTCGCAGTTAGTGGGATGTCGACGGTAATTCTTTCTTCTAGAATTCCTAAGTCTCCCGCCGGCGTTGTCCAAGTTACTGCCATAGGTTAACTCCTTATGTTAATATGCCACCGGAATCCAAATCTAAATCTGAATCAAGGGTCATAGTACCAAATTCTATGTTTGCTGCTGCAAAGTTTAATTGTATCGCATTTTCATATGTTCCGTTAATAGTACCGAAATCATATGTAGTTAAGTATTCAGTAACTGGAATAATGTTTTTAATTTTTAAACCTGTGCTACCATCTGTTGTAACTTCAATATCTTTTATACCAGTTTCACTACCTGGAGCAAATGTACCTTGTATGCTAATCGCTTCTGCTGTATACGCTGGCATAAAACCTGCATCAGTGTCAAAACGTGTAAACGCATCTGGAACACTACTACTGATTGTTATTGAATCTGCATTGTTTGTAAAAGTAATTTTTGCACCAGCATCTAAACTTTTAAATCTTAATTCGTTACCTACTTTTTCTTTAAATAGTCCTGAGACCGATGGTCCTAAGTTAACAACTTCAACTGTAAGCTCATCATTAAGGTCGGAAAAATTAGCATTGACTTTTTCAAAGGCTGTACGTAGGTCATCACCTAAGCCGTCATTTGCTAAGTTACCTATGTTTATTGTTTGTAAATCTGCCATTGTGTTTTCCTATATGTATATTTAGTGGAGATCCGCCCACCCTGCTGTGCTATCATTATTAGCATCTGCAGCATAACCTTGAAACTTTCCTGATGTTGTATTATAAACCATCATACCAAAAACTGGTGTAAGAGCATCTATCTCAGTCTGTGTAAGTTGCGGTGGACCAATATATACTTCATCAAAGTTTTGATTGATTTTGTTAAAGGCAGTACGTAGATTATCGCCTGTTCTATCGTTTGCGGATGTTCCAATGTTTACTGTAAGTTTTGCCATCTATCCGCTCCTATACCCAACCGCCGATTGCAATTTTGCCCCAGCCCG